TTCGAGCAGATTGTAAACTGCTTCGATTGCGGCGCTCAGGTGAGGATCGCTCGATAAAACTTCATCAATGACCTCCTGCGGCAACTGATAGCTCATCCTCTCCCCCTCATATTCCCCACCATGCGCTCCACGCTGCGCTGGTCTGCCGCGTTTACCACTCCGTCGATACCTCTACATCTGGCAGTCGGTAATCCTTCGCTAATCGGCGTGCGACCTCAATGCAGAATAGATCTGCGCCTGGAGACGCTTCCTCAATATCTACAAATAGTCGGATGCCCTCGCTGGAAACTTTGACTCCAGCCTCCACGCAAGACAGATCGGCCCAATTGACGCAGTAATGGGAATCGGAAGGATACTTGCGTTTGAGGCGATGCATGGTGCGCAACACGGCCTCTGTAGAATCTCGCACACTCGGCACTAGGTCGAGCAATTCGTTCACCTTGGCGAGCGCGATTTTGCGTCTCTCCGCCTTTTCCTCCGCCAGATCGCGGGCAAGCTCGGACGCGGGCACGATGCGCTGCTCCATGTCAGACCTCCTCAATCTCGTAGCCTAATTCGGCCATCATCCGCTTCTTCAAGCGATAGACTTGCGTCTTGTAGCCCTTCGCGTCCAGGATGTGAAGACGCCCTGATACGTCCTTCGATGTCTCCCGGTAGGTAAAATCGGCCACGTAGACCACAGCCCTCAATTTGCCGTTTTTGGGCACCAGGACGAATCGAACCTGCTCCCGTAGCTCCTCGATCTTCCCAGCGCGTTCCAGGGCCGCTAGAGAGCCAGCGACCTCCGCTTCATGTTCGGAGGCGTATTTTCCAGCGCGCTTTGAGTGGTACTTGCTCTCCGGCACAGGTTCCCTGCCCTCGACAAAGGCGGTCCAGGCTTCGCGCTCTCCCCGGCGCTCGCTCATTTCGCCGCCGCCGCCCGCTGCTCGGCTGCTACCGCGTCCAGGTCAGTCGCACTGGGCAGGACTGCGACTGCGGCTTTGTCAGGAAGCCTAGTTCGTGTTGCATTTAATCCTGCGAAGTAAAACTCCATCATCGCATTGAAGGCTACCGCCGCAAGTTGATGTTTGTCGGTGTGGAAGTGGTCGTGTGCGACATAATTGAGGTACTGGTTGAAATGACCGCGGGCATGGTCGGCAATCGCTTGAGACTGGCATCTCCCCAATGGGCCGCGTGAGGTGTCTCCTTTTGATCGCCGCGCCTGGAAGCTGTCATCTCCATACTTCTCGAAGCCGTAGCGCCCGATGTCGTTCATCGCTTCTAAGAACTCTGGTATCAGAAACCTCAGCGCGTGCCCCTTGAGTCTGTCAGTCATGGCTCCCTTTCTTTGCGGCCTCGATGCGCCGCTCCTCCTCAAGCACGTCGCGGGCAAGTTCTGCGATTTCTTGAAAGGCTTTTGCGCGGCCTTTGCGGAAATAGCAGGAATGACCCTCTTCCGGCCGATTGTAGTATGTGAAGTGTTGCTCAGGGTTATCTCTTATCTTCTTCAGCGTCTTGACTAGCCGGTTGCGCTGGGGGTCCGTGCGCGTGTTCCAGGCGGCGATTGCTTCGTCTTCGGTCGCATAAGTGGATACACAGAGAAGCGTACAATCTTTATTGCAGCATAGAATTTCAACACCCTCCTCGTCGCTCATAGCAGCAGCGAAGGTGGCTTTACCACCGCAGAACGGGCACGGTTTCAGTTCACTTGCCATTCTCGGCCTCCTTCGGCTCCGCTGCGCGGGCGGCGAGCTGCTGGTCAAATCGCATCCACTTGTTGACAAGATTTCCATAAGTAGACGCCCAATTGCCGCCGTGATAATGGTTTTTCATCTCGCCCTCTGGCTCTGGATAAAGCGCGTGAGCTACTTCGTGCAAGAACAGGCTCATCACGCAATCTTCGGGAACCTTAATTATTTTGAGGGAAATATAACAGTACGCTTCACCACTCTGCACGCTCCAATCGGAAAGCCCCTCTGCGATGAGGATTGAGTGGAAAAATTGGCGTTCTTCGCTCACCGGAGCCTTCATCCGTGCCAGTTGCGCCGTGAGCGCTTCGATCTCCGTCTGCTTGGCAGCAAGCTGCTCCTCGTGCGGCGATAGTCTCGTCCATTCTGTGCCATTCCAGCGGCCTACCAACGGACGATTCGGTTCCTCTGTGCAAAAGGTCATGGCCGCTCCTTCGCTAACTCTGCGCGGGCGGCTATCGTGCGGTCAAACCACTCCGAAACTGTGTCGCCTTCATACGAGACTTCGTAATCATTGACTTCTTCTCTGCTTACCGGCGCACTCAGCCGCGCTACCTGCGCCTTGAGGCTGGTGATGCGCTCGATAAGAGCTATCTGGAAACGGGCGTATTTTTGCTGCGCTTTGGACCACCATTCAATTTCAGCCCATTCATCGGTGATGAATCCTGCCATCTTAATCATCAAGTCAGGCTCTCGGATTGCAGGGCACCATGCCGCCGTCAGTTTCCCCGCGCCGCAAGCCCAGCCAAACTCCGCATGGGCGCTTTGTCCGCAGGGATTGACGAGCAGACAAGCATCGGCGAGGATAAGGGCGTCCATGTCTCGGTCGAAACCCTCAGTAGCGCGTGGATGATTGAGGCCGCGAAGGTAGCGCGGAACATCGGTGGGCCAGCTTTGCCAGTTTGGGTCAACCTCTGACCATGAGAAACCGCCTGCTCCCGGCGTATCTCCCCAGCCATCCCCAGCACCACGAAAGTCGTAAACCTCATGCCCGAGCGCACGGAGCTTGCGAACGGCTTCCGGCTGATACTCGCACCGCCAACTGCTTGCAACATAAATTTTCATTCGCTGTCTCCCGGCCCCGGCCGGCACACGCTGCACGTCTGCCGGTGTATCTTCAGTTGATTCTCCAGTTCGGTCGCCATCCCCGCATTGAGCTCTCGCACGCGCTGGTTAATGCCCCACTCGCGCCGCAAGAACGCTTTGCCTATTTCGATTAACAGGCGCTCACCTTCCGCGCATTCGCTCATCGCGGGCCTCCGTTGAATAGCTTCCCTTGCGGGTCTGGCTCAGGCGGCTTGATGGACCCCACCTTGTACGGCTCGTTGTGTTCCAGGCAGTACGACCGCTTCCCGCCCGCTATCCGCCACTGCGTCATGCGGTTGCACCTGTTGCACCAGGCCGACGCTTCTACGGTGTTCTTGGTGTAGTGCTCAGGCATCACTTCCCTCGCATATTCTCCTGTAGCGCCTTGAGCGCCAACCGGACGATAAAGGTAAAGGACACCTTGCCGTAAATCTTCAAGAGTGCCCGCCGCAGCCAAGCGACGGTTTTCACGTCGTCTGGCGTCAGTAGAATCGAACTCGGTTTCTGTTCCATGACAGAAGCCTAGCACGACTCCCGGCGGAATGCAACTAAAAAATATAACGATTTTAGTTGACAACGGCGCCCGGATGGTCTAGCTTTGTATTCGAAAGGGGAAAACAGACATGATTACCGCATCAGCAGTTGCTTCCGAACTCCGCCGGATCGCCGACGTGTTCGACAAGTCGCCGGAAACCAAACTCATTCAGCCGAGGCTCTCTTTCTATTTCGGGTACGCGGATACGAAGGAGCAGTTCCTCGATCTCGCCAAGGTGTTCCCGCGTCCGTTCGACAAGGGCGACGGCTACGATCATCAGCAGTACACGCTCAAGCACGAGACGGATGCCCTGGAAGTCTACGCGGCCATCGACCGCTCCAAGGTCTGCACTTTGGTCGAGGAAGCGCGGCCAGCCCGGTACGAATGTGTACCGATTCTGTCGCTCGAAGAAGAAGCGGCTCTCGGCAAATTCTAATGACCGCTGCTAACCCAATCCGCACAGTAGCCCCGGAAGTGGCGATAGCGCACCTGAAGATCATCCGCTATGGCCTCATCACTATGGAAGAATCAATGCGGCTGCTCTTCCCGGAAGAGGCCGCGCAAATCTATGCCCCGGACCGCTGGCCCTGGGGTCCACCGAAGGGAGAATGATGAAACGAAGCGAACAGATCGGCGAATTGGTTGCCGCGCTTGCAAAGGCTCAGGCAGAGTTTGGGCAAGCCGTCAAAGACTCTGACAAT